CAGGGGATGTAATTGACTTCGTTCAAATATTAGGTAATGTGCTCGACATCGGCCAGCCGTCTGACGATACTGTGAAGACTGCGAGTATACAAGCTAATGCAGTTACAGGTGCAAAATTAAATACTGATGTTATATCTGCACAGACAGCTTTGACATCTTCTCCAGCAGACACAGATGAATTGCTCATAAGTGATGCAGGTGTTCTTAAAAGAATAGACGTATCTTTGGTAGGTGGTAAAAACACACCAGCTTTTGAAGTAAGTAAATCAGGAGATCAAAGTATAGATAATTCTGAGACAGCAACAAAAGTAACTTTTGATACAGAAGCAATAGATAGTGATGGAACTTTTGCTTCTGATAAATTTACACCAGCAGTAGCTGGAACTTATTTTATTAGTTTCACTTGTGCTATTGAGAATACAGGAAATTCTGAAATAAATATAGCTTACAGTAGAATTTATAAAAATGGATCTGTATTAACTGCTAGTGATGCAAGAGTAGATTTTAGGGCTAATCATGGTAGAGGTGCTAGTTGTACTTCCAATGCTTTAGTTGTTTTAGATAGCGATGATTATATTGAGGGTTATGCTTTTAACAAAGCAAGTGGGGGAACTTCTAATATAAAATCTTTTGGAACTAGAATGAGTGGATTTAAAATAATAACATAAAATTAAAGAGGACAAACTATGGCACAATTAAGTACAAAAATAAAACTCTACTGCGAAGCAAACAGCAAGGTTGCTGATTTTGGCATTGGAGGAAATGTGGCTTTACAAAATGATAGCGATGGCAATGGGCCATATATCAAAGAATGGAATATATCAGGTTTAGATAAACCCACTGATAGTCAACTAGCTAGTTACGAAACAGCAGGTAACACTGCTGAAACAAATGCTGGTATAGATGCAACTAGAAGATCTCAGTATGGATCATGGGAATCTCAAATGGAAATGATCTACAAGGATCAAAAGAACGGCACATCAACATTTAAAGATCATTGTGATAAAGTAAGATCAGACAACCCTAAAGGATAATAGATGTCAATCAATGTATGCAATGACAGATCCATGGCATCCATTACCAGTCTCCCTTCAGGAGTCGCTGGTGGTAGCTTAGTATTATTATCTACACAGACTGCTAGTAGTAGTTCTACCATAAGTTTTACTTCAGGAATAGATTCTACTTATAAAGAGTATATTTTTAAATATACAGATATACATCCAGCAACTAATGGTTCATATTTTGAATTTAACATGAGTGCAGATAGTGGTTCTAATTATAATGTAACTAAAACCTCAACAGCATTTGAAGCATATCATAACGAAAATGATGCTTCTGCTGTACTAACTTATGATAATAGTCAAGATTTAGCACAAAGCACATCTTTTAATCGTTTAACATATAATCAAAGTAATGCTAATGATGCAGCAGCTTCTGGTTGTTTACATCTTTTTGATCCATCATCTACAACTTTTGTTAAACATTTTATAAATGTAAGTAACTCAGATACTAATGATTATTCAATTCAAATGTTTCATGCTGGTTATGGAAATACAACATCAGCAATAGATGCTATTCAATTTAAGATGAATTCTGGCAATATAGATGCAGGCACAATTAAAATGTATGGAGTTGTGTAATGTCAATTGTAACTTATAACAACAGAAGCATTGCAAATATCTCAGCTATACCTGGGGCAGCCGAATCATTAACACATATTAAAACTTTAACTGCTAGTAGTTCAGCTAATTTAAGTTTTGTAGATGGAAGTTCAGATGTAGTTTTGGATAATACATATCCTATTTATGTGTTTAAATTTATTAATATTCATCCAGCAACAGATGGTGCTCAATTTAAATTTAATTTAAGTGCAGATACTGGAAGTAATTATAATGTTGCAAAAACTACAACATTTTTTAAAGCATATCATAATGAAGCTGGTTCAGCAACTTCACTAACTTACGAAGCATCAGATGATCTGGCACAAGGAACAGGATCACAATTTTTATCATCTGTTATAGATAATGATAATGATGCTTGTTGGGATGGTACAATGCATTTATTTAATCCATCATCTACAACTTTTGTTAAACATTTTATATCAGTAGGTGCTTCTCTTGGTGCATCAACATATTCTTATAATGATTTTGTTGCTGGTTATGGAAATACTACATCTGCAGTTGATGCAGTTCAATTCACCATGTCTTCAGGAAACATAGACGCTGGCACTATAAAACTCTACGGAATAAAGGATTCATAATGAGCATAGTTACACTTAATGACAGAGCAGTTAGATCGGTTACAGCCTTTGGGTCTTTGAATACTGGATCTATGGTTTTTATTAAAAAGTTAACAGCTAGTTCTAGTAGTACATTAAGTTTTGTTAATGGCAGTTCTGATGTGGTGTTAGATTCTACTTACAAAGAATATTTATTTACATTTAAAGATATTCATCCAAGTAATAGAACAAGATTTCAATTTAATGGAAGTTCAGATACTGGATCTAATTATAACGTAACTAAAACAACTACTATGTTTATAGCTGGTCATCAAGAAACTGGTGCTGATTCAACATTAACTTATCAATCTGGCGATGATCTTGCTCAATCAACAGCGTTTCAGGATTTAGCTGCTTATGGAGATAGTGAAGATGAAGGCAATGATGCTTGTTTAGCTGGAACTTTACATCTATTTAACCCATCATCAACAACTTTTGTAAAACATTTTATAGCAAGAACTAATTATATGGCTGCAGGTGGAGACAGTGCTGACTATTCAGTTGATAGTTACATGGCTGGATATTTTAACACTACATCAGTAATTGATGCTATTCAATTTAAATTTACATCTAATACCATAGACGCTGGAGATATTTGCCTTTACGGAATTCTATAAAAATGATACATAAATTATAAGGAGAAAACTATGCCAAGATATCATAATATAAACGGTAACAGAGTACAGTTCACAGCTGAAGAAGAAGCTGCAAGAGATGTTGAAGAGAAAGCATGGGCAGATGGTGCTGTAGGAAGAGCACAAGCTAATCTTAGAGCTAGAAGAAATAGACTTCTTGCTGAGACTGACTACTATGCTTTATCTGATGTGACCATGTCAGACGACATGAAAACATACAGACAGAATCTCAGAGATCTGCCTGCAGGTAAAGATACCGTTGAAAAATGTGATAATGCTACGTGGCCTACTAAACCATAGGTAAATTTATATGTTGCAAAAATTAAAATTTGCACCAGGATTCAATAAACAGGTCACTGCTACAGGCGGTGAAGGTCAATGGGTTAATGGTGACAATGTACGATTTAGATACGGGTCACCTGAAAAAATAGGTGGTTGGGCACAATTAGGATCTGTTGAGATGACAGGTCGTAATACAGCTATTCATCACTTTGTAAATACATCTGGTATCAAGTATGCAGCACTAGGAACTAGTAGTATTTTATATGCATACTCTGGTGGTATCTTTTATGACATACACCCAATCAAAGCTACAACAACTTTAACAAGTGCATTTTCTACAACAAACGGATCTGCAGTTGTAACATTAACTTTTTCTTCTGCACACAATATTGGTAAAGGTGATATTATTTTATTAGACAACTTTACTGCTATTACAAATTCTAATTTTGCATCTGGTGATTTTGATGATGTAAAATTTATGGTTACATCAGTTCCAACTGATACCACAATAACAATTACCATGGGTTCTAATGAATCTGGATCAGGTGCATCTACATCTGGTGGTATAAGAGTTAGACATTACTATCCTGTAGGACCTGCTGTAGAAACTGCATCTACTGGTTGGGGTCTTGGATCATGGGGTGGTCAAGCACAAGG